ATTTTATTAACAGCTCTATATAGAGATTGAACATAGGAGAAGCCAAAATTGGCCAGAAAAACTGACATTCGACTCAGACGCTCCAACACGGAAGCGGCAATCCCTACTCATACCAATCTTAGTGATGGCGAAATGGCCATGAACACTAAGGACGGTGCTCTATATTTTAAAAAATCTGATAATACCGTTATTACTACCCATGACGATACTATTATGCATATTGATAGTTCTAACAGGGCAGTAAAGTTATTTGAAACTGTAAAAAGAGATAGCAATAATACTGCATATGCGAGCGGTGACGCAACTGGATTTGAATATAAAGAAGCTGTAAAAATATACTCAGATGACGATGAAGGTGTTATAGATTTAAGTCGTACAATTTCTAATGGTGGAGATCGAGAGGTTGCCACACGGATTAGGAGTAACGGTCTTTCATATTTTAAGGACAGATTGTCTGTAAATACTCATTTAGATTTTGGTAGCCCGGTCAATATTAGTTCGTATGCTGATAGATTTATATTCATGCGTGGGTCAAATGGCAATTCATCTAATGCAGATGTCAATTTAATAGAACTTCGTCAATCAATTAACTCTACTACTAACACTACTTCATCTGGTGCAATTAAAATTTTTACTAGTACTGACGGAACACAAACTAACACTATACTTTTAAGTGGTGATCCAGATACTGATAGTCTTATTAGTGGTTCATTAGATATTTCAGGTGATCTAAACATAGCTGGTGATACTGTTATTAACGGCTTTACCTTTCCGACAACTGGTGCAGGTACTAGAAAAGTCTTGATGTATCCTGGTGCTGGTAATAGACTGTTTTGGGGTGATGTTGCAGTAAACGAAATAACCTACCTAGATATAGCTCTAGCTAGAATAAAAGGGTGGCTTCCAGGCAAGAATATTAGTACAGAATCGCTTGCCGCTTGGCAGACCGGAGGCAACGGCAATAGTAATTACTTGGAATTTACCACATCAACCACCGCGGATACGGGTGTAGTACATAAAGCGATTTATGTTAATGCTGGAGAAACTATACATGTAACTCTCCCAATATCAGGAAATGCTAATCCAGGTTCAACTGTTGAGGGATTAAGTATCTATGCTTATCAGCATCAAGCTATTTCTGGCGATTTGCCTAATGCCAAAACACACGTTAGCGATGGCGCAACACACGCTTTTGTACAAGAAGATGATGCAAACGTAGTAATTAAAGCCAATCACCAGATTAGCTCTGTGCAGTTTAGCAATGCTGTCGGTTCTGCAACCTTTGACACCGCAGGGTGGGTTAGCATATCAGTTCAGGCTACTTCTACGTTTGCATCAACCTATAGTAAAGTTTACATAAAAGATCCATCGATAACTGTTTCTGGTGCAACTAGAGGTGACATAGTGACAATGAGCTATATACTAAATTAGGATAATATTATGCCAACAGAAAACTCGTCAATCAATGACTTTGATATAACTACTGCTTCTGATGTAGACTACGTAACAGTTGTAGATTCTGTATCAAACGGTTTTGGAGACACACCAGGTTTACCTTCTGGGAACACCTCTCAATTAGTAGAAATAATGATGGGTATGGTTTGTAATGTTTCAGGCGAAGAACCAATAGAATATAGATTGCATTATGGCAATTCATATAGTTCAGTTCCTAATGTGGCCATATTAACTGTAAATCCTATGGAAACGGTAGTTTTCATTACTAAGGAATCTCCTGCATATTATATGGATCGCAATTGGTATCATAAAGCCAGTGCTACTGGATTAGTATCTACGTTTACATATAAGAGGCATATACAATAATGGCTAGTCCTAATGTATTATCAAAAGATACGGTCGTTAGAATTGGCACCACTAAATATGGTCAAGCTCTAAATTATACTGCAAACGGTGTACAGATTAATTCATCAGTATCGCAAACGGGCTCAGGAATTGATGAGGTTGCAAAAATTGTTAATTTAATGATTTTGGCTCCAGGCCTGACTAATACCAGTGACGATTATTTTTTACTAAATGTTATAGTTACTGAATTAGCTAATAGTAACAATATTAAAGGTTATATAGCTAAAAATCTTAAAGTTTACAAAGGAACCACGTTGAACCTAATAGATAAGACGACACCGGTATATATACAGCAAGGTTGTATTTTGAGAGCTTGGGCTACACGATCCGATTCGTCAAGCATCGGATCGCTCGATGTTTTTGCTACTACTTATTCTGAACACTATGAAAATGAAGGTTAATAAAAATGAGCCTTAGATACGATCAATTAAAACATGTAAGGCCTTACCACAGTGCTGCTAAAATAAGCACTAATGGCAATGTCTATAAAATTGCTGAAGCTGATACTGCTACCGTAGCGGACCCCGAATTGGTCAATATGGTAAGAAATATTGTTATTTGTAATACTGAATTTTTTGATATAGTTTGTACGTTTAGCTTTAGCGGAATTAATACTACTGCAGATTTTTTAAAGGTTGTCGTGTTAAGAGATTCCACTATTATAGCACTTCAGACTAATGCGCCTATTATGCTTAAAGGAAACGATGAATTAAGAATGAAAAGTGAAAGATATGATGGTGGTGCACAAAATTCAACTGATCAAAAGGTTCATGTAAATGTGATGGGTATGGAGATGCAAGGGGGTAACTAATGGGAATTCAAACAATTAAACAATTTATGGGAACTGCATCTGTTGATTGTACTGGTTTTACTTTTAATAACGTCGCGGAGATTAATACTTATACGCATTATTATAATAACGAAGACATTACTACTATTTCACACAGAGTATTAGAATCGGCCTGGGTGACTAATAAAGGTAGTGAAGCTTACTTTATTACTGTTCTTATTAGCAATGTTGGAGCAGTTGCTAGGCACCAAATGCTTCCCCCAAATAGCTCATTAATCGTTTTCACAAGGGATATGAGTTCATCGGTAAGTGGAAACATAAAGTTTCAACTTGATCAAGCCTATACCGGCCAATCAGTGCCAGTAACGGGTGATGTGGTAGGACACATAACAGTATCTGGATCGGGGGCATAATAATGTCTTATACTTATAAAAAATTTACTTTCGATCCAGATGTCATGAATGGGCCTACAGATCTAAGAAGCTCTGAAATATTCCCGCGGGCCACTAATTACATAACCCAGCCTGGAACAAGCCTTGCGAATGTATATAACCTTAACGATGATGGAGTCACAAGAATCAATCTGTATAATATAAGCACCAATAGTACTGATGACACAGACACTTATAGGATTGCAATAAGAGATAATAATACTAATGTTGACTTTTATATGTTATGGGGTTTAGACATGGGACCTCATACCAGTCTTACCTTCTTTAACAAATTTAATCAATTATTTTTAAATAATCACGATATGCTGTTAAAACACTTTGGGCCGGCATCGGCCACTGGGAGTTTGAAACTTTTACAAAGTACAACAAGACATATAGGAAGTAGTTTATAATGGCCACAGTTCAAGATATAGACACCGTTAAGCTTATTAGCGATGGCACCTCAGTTACCAGTAATAGTATTAATGTTTCTGCTGGCCTTACCAATATTTTTCAGAATAACTCAACTACATTAGTTAGAATTAATAGTATATACATATGTAATACATCTGACAAGGTTACTGATGTTCAATTGTATCGCTCAGACAGAACTGCTTCTAATACTCAAAAATGTTTTTTTGTAGCTAGATTACACCCAGATGAGACTGTTTTAGCAGTAGAAAAACCATGTCCAGTAATAATAGATAAAAGCGAAGGTTTAAGTTTATTAGGAAAAATAGTTGCAGCTGACAGCGCGTCTAATGTTACAGGAACTGTTCAAATTTTTTATAATGGAGAGGAATTTTCAGATGTCGGATAGTTTTTATAGAGTAGGCGGGACGATCCAACCAGCTGGAAATTACGAAGATGGTAAGAGAGCTCCTGGGATAGTTGATTTAAATACAAAGATGATTGAAAGGCCTCATTTGAATATTGATTGGAGTGGTATAAATGATCTATTAGATTCGTATACGTCTGATGCTACTACAACTGCAACGATTCAAGCAGGCCTCGATTCGTTAATACCTCCCTCGCAAGGGACGGCCAGAATTTGGGCTACTCCAGTGCCAGGCAATGCATTCGAAAACTTGGCTGGTGTTACTGCTAACGGTAACATTACTGCAGATGGAAAATTTGATATTAGTCAATTTGATAATCCAGGAACGTACTCAATAAAGCCATCTAATTTTCCGGAATGTACTCCTGGTTGTTTATGGTATGCAATGTCAATTTACAAAAAAGCAAACATGCCATCCGCCCAAATGGGATATATGGGAACTTGTTATATTAATTTTAGGCAACAGCGTGCAACTGGCAGTAATGGATTAACTGAATTGTTCTCTCCTATGATGTTAAGACCTATTGAGGCATTTGTTACTCACGGGACAGCTTCATACAGCAAACCAGCTGGGCTATCAGAAACCTTTAATGATCCAAGAGCTGGAACTTACTTTTCGACCGATCAGCGACCAGGCGCTAATGGTTATTATTCTACAAGTAAGTTTTCATATAATGATGGAATCTGGGGTTACAGGGAACAGGCACAACTTGACGGCCATGGAGAGATTCCGTATTTTTTAGCTAATGTAAGTGCGACGTATGGTGGAGAGACGTTTGGTATACAAAATTACGCAAGTTCCGATTCGACAGCTCACGATATATTTTGGAGTGGAGCCTATAGTATGACTTATGGTGATGACAATTTAAGATGTTTTTTATGGACGGTATATGAATAATGAAAGGTAATTTAAGTAGGGTAGGTAATCCTTTAAGAGAAAAAGATGTTTTAACTCGTGGCGGAAATAGAAGCATAATGGACGACTATGTTTCACAAACGTCTGACTTTAGTTATAACAGTGTCTCAGATAATTATTATGATTTTCCGTTTCATAATGGTCGGCCGGGGCCCCTGACATATGATGTGGGTCAACCTAGTACTGGCACATCTCCTCAAGATCGCGACGGCATGCCTCCACTTGTTTCAGGCTTTTATAACAGTTGGCAAGCTTTTCGCGGAAGAGCTTTTGATTCTCGGGCGTATGAAAACCAGTCGGCTAGCGATACAGATGCGCCGTACGATGTTAGAGAAATATTTTTTACCCTACCTAATACGGCTACAAGAGACTTTAGACTTCATTTTGCGCATAAAGTAGTTTCAAGTACTAATTTTTATAATGATCTTCCCATAGGTGCATTTCAAATTTTAGACATAAATGGAAACGTTACTCATGATATACCGTGTGATTCATCATTTGCGGGACTACAGACGAGAACATCTAACTCATCTACCTTAACATTACCTTCAGCTTTAGGCAGTAGTGGTTGGAGTTCGATAACCACCAGTGTTAGTACTGTCAGATTTGGCTACGCGACAAGCACTGGTAGTAGCTATACTGGTGCTAATAACGGAATAGATTGTTCAAATTTAGATAGTGTACCAATGCGAGTAGGTAATCTTAGCATGCCACAAGACGCAGCGAGCACTTATTATATGTTTAGAGAAACCAGCGGTGCATCTGGGTATGCTTTTGGCCGGACTACGGATACATTAACAGATTTGCCAAATATTGGATCAATTAGAGTAGCATATCTTGCTACCACAGAGACGGGGCAGCTTTCGTCATATGAAGGTAACGATTGTTTGCACGTAGCTTTTTATTAACAGGAGATTAATAATGTCAACATTATATACAAAAAACGGGTGCTATCCTCAAATAATTCCACCCATTATTGAGTTAGAGAATGGATCAACCAGATCTAATCCTACTACATTTACTGCCGAAGAAATTGAGAGTGCTGGCTGGGTACTGGCGCCAGAAGTTCCGGAATACAACATTTCTACTCATATTCTTAATTGGGATCGTGAAACATCGACCTATGTTATTGAAGCTATATCCCAAGAAGAATTAGACAGAGCGAGGGAATTTGAGTGGCGCGGTATTAGAGAAGAAAGAAACTTATTACTAGCAGAGTGTGATTATATGATAATTAAAGCATTTGAAGCTGGTACGACGCTTTCTGATGAATGGATTGCCTATAGACAAGCTCTACGCGATTTGCCATCAACTTCTGATACGCCAGGCGGCATTGTTTGGCCCGACAAGCCTGAGTAACATATAAATAAAGTATATAAATATAGTAAAGCAAGAGGTGTTTAAATGGCAAAACCAAACAGTAGAGCAACTTTAATTGATTACTGCCTTAGAAATCTAGGTGCACCTGTAATTGAAATTAATGTTGACGACGATCAGCTAGATGATAGAATAGACGAAGCTCTACAATTCTATCAGCACTATCACGCGGACGCCATTGAAAAGGTATTTTTAAAGCATCAAGTGACACAAGATGATATTGATAATGGACTTATTTCAATACCAGATTTAGTAACTGACGTTATCAGAGTTCTTCCAATTAGAGATCATAGTGCGAGTGCAAGTCTGTTTGATGTAAAATATCAAATGCATCTAAACGATATGTATAGTCTTGGTTACATGGGTAATCTATTAGAATATACAATGGCTAAACAATATTTGTCCACTTTAGACGTTCTCATTGATTCAGATGATAAGTTTGTATCATTTGATCGACATAGAAATCAGTTAAGAATTGACATGGACTGGGTTAATGAAGTAGTCGTTGGGTCGTACATTGTAGTTGAAGCTTATCGAATTATTGATCCGGCCACATTTACAGACGTATATAACGATTATTTTTTAAAGAAATACGCTACATCTCTTATTAAGAAACAATGGGGCGCTAACTTACTTAAATTCGAAGGAATGCAAATGCCAGGCGGTGTTACATTTAACGGTCGTCAATTATTTGATGATGCTGTGCAAGAATTAGAAAGACTAGAAGAAGAAGTTAGACTAAACTGGGAGCAACCAGTAGACTTTTATATAGGATAATTAATGCCTAGAAACGTATACTTTTCCCAAGCCGTTAGGTCAGAACAAAACCTATACGAAGACTTGGTAATAGAATCGCTGAAGATATTTGGACAAGATGTCTATTATATTCCGCGCACTCTTGTCAATCGCGATAATATTCTAAACGAAGATCCTGCATCTACATTCGATGACGCTTATCTAATGGAAGCATACATTGAGAATATTGATGGATTTGAGGGAGCGGGTGATTTATACCAAAAGTTTGGTCTTGAGATAAGAGATGAGGCCTCTTTCGTAATTTCTCGTAGAAGCTGGCAAAAAACAATTGGCTTAAACGAAGCTACGGTTAGGCCCAATGAAGGTGACCTATTATTCTTGCCGATGACTAACTCGTTTTTTGAGATCACCTTTGTAGAACACGATAAGCCATTCTATCAATTATC